GCGCTGACGCTTCGGAGCGCGGGTGCCCAGCTCGTGGATCTGGAGGCCCGCACCTGCACCTTCCCGTTCTCGTCCGACGAGCCCGTGGAGATGTGGTTCGGGGTCGAGATCCTCAGTCATGAGCCCGGCGCCATGCGCTCCGGCGTCCGACAACGGGCGCTGAACCTGCTTTTCAACCATGACCGCGACGACCTCCTCGGGGTAGTCGAGTCGATCACCCTCGGGGCGGATCGCCGGGGGCACTGCACCGTTCGTTTCGGGAAGGACGAGCGGGGCGAGTGGGCCATGAATCAGGCTGCGGACGGCATCCTGATCAATGCGTCCTTCATGTATCAGGTTTTCAAGTACGTGGAGGATCGCGAAGCCGACACCCTGACGGCTATCGATTGGGAGCCTTACGAGATCTCGCTCGTGACGATCCCCGCCGATGCGTCGGTCGGGCTCGGCCGCAGTGCCGGCGAGGGTGGCCAGCCCGTCGAGATCCTCCCGCAGACCCGCGCATCCCCGCCCGGTCCTGCAGCACCAACCACCGACCAGCCCGCCGATCCGGCGGGTTTTTTTTCGCCGGAATCCCGGCAGCAGACTGAAGGAGAAACCATGCCCCGTCGTCGTCATTTCCCCCTGCAAGAGCAGGCCCCTGATATCTCCGGCCAAGGTGCGCCGTCCGGTGGTGCTCCGGCTCCCGAGCCGACCTACGACCGCGAGCGTGCCCGCCTCGATGGCGCCACCGACGAGCGCGGCCGGATCACCGAGATCGATGCCATGTGCCGCACTCATGGCATCACCGAGAACATCCGGAATGCCATGATCACGGAAGGCCGGACGATCTCCGAAGCGCGCGGCATCGTCGCCCTGGAGCTGGCCGGCCGTGGTCGTCAGACTCCGCTCGGCAGTCTGTCCGACGATATCGGTCTGACCGACAAGGAGAAGCGCGCTTTCAGCCTGATGCGTGCGGTCAATTCCGCCGTGAATGGCGACTGGAGCGGCGCCGGTTTCGAGCGTGAAGTCTCCGCGGCCATCGCCAAGCGTTCCGGCCGCGAGCAGGGCAATAAGGGCTTTTTCTTCCCGAACGATCTGCCCTTCGCTCCGACCGAGGAGCACCGCCGCGCCTTCCTGGCCACCAACCGCCGCGCCGCTCAGGAGATGGCGCAGCGTGCCGTCTATCAGGTGGGTGCCACCGCGCAAGGTGGCGCGATGGTCGCGACCAATCTGCTCGCAGACAGCTTCATCGAGGTGCTGCGTAATCAGACCGTCACCAGCATGCTCGGCGCGACCTACCTGCCGGGCCTTGTCGGAAACGTCGATATCCCCCGCCAGATCACCGCCACCGGCACCTACTGGGTGGGCGAGTCTGGCGCTGTCACAGAGAGTGAGGCCATCTTTGACAAGGTCAGCCTGCGCCCGAAGACCATCGGCGCGCTGTCGAAGCTGTCCCGCCTCATGCTCCTGCAGAGCACGCCGGCCATCGAGATGGTGGCGCGCCGGGATCTGCTCTCGGTCGGCGCGCTGGCCATCGATCTGGCGGCGCTCTCCGGCTCCGGCGCCGGCAACCAGCCGACCGGCATCATCAACCAAGCGGGCGTGAACTCGGTTCTGGGTGGTGCCAACGGCGCCAGCCTGACCTTCGATCACCTGATCGCGCTGAAGTACGCGATCAAGGTCGCCAACGCCCCGCAGTCCGCGCTGGGTTTCGCGCTGAACTCGAAGGCTATCGGCTATCTCAGCTCGCTGAAGGCGACCACCGGGCAGTACCTGTGGGACCCGCAGGGTGGTCTGACGGCCGGCTCTCCGGACCGCGTCAAGGGCGCGCCTTACGCCGAGAGTCAGCAGCTCCGCAGCTCGCTGACCAAGGGCACCGCCACCGGGATCTGCTCCGAGCTGATCTACGGCAACTGGCAGGAGCTGTTCATCGGCGAGTGGGGCGTGACCGAGATCGCCGTGAACCCCTACGACTCGGCGGGCTTCGCGAACGGCGACGTGGTCCTGCGCATGTTCCAGACCGTGGACGTCGGTGTCCGCCACGGCCAGTCCTTCTCCGTCATGTCCGACGCGCTGACCCCGGGCTTCTAAGCCCGTCGGTCTGATCCCGCGCGGGGAGTTCTCCTCCTCGCGCGAAGCCAATCATTTAAAGGAGTTCGCATCATGCGTTTCAAGGTCCGCGAAGGTTTCGCCATTCACTTTTCCCGCCTTATCGATATCCCCGGCCTTAATGGCGAGGTCGTTCAAGAGGTGCAGACCAGCAGCCATTACGCCGGCCAGATCGTCGAGTTTGCTCCCGACGAAGTGCTCGAACATGCCCACAAGCTGGAGCCCTTCGACAAGGAGGCGAAGGCCTGGCTGGAGTCCCGCGCCGTTGTTGTCGTCGAGCCGGCCCCGGCCGCAGCCCTCGATCAAACGGCCCTCGCTGAAGCGGTGGCCAAGGCGGTGGCGCTCGCGCTTGCCTCGATGCCGGCGCCGGCTGTGTCGGCGCAGCTCTCGCTTGATCAGGCGGGCGGCTAAGTCATGTTCGCCGAAAACCCTGACGTCTTCCTGCAGGACTTCGGTGTCGTGTGTGTCTCCGGCGGCAAGACCTTCCGGGGGCTCCTCGATACGCCCGACGAGACGCTGAACATGGGTGGCGTCAATGTGGTTTCGACCATGTACGTCCTGACCGCAAAGGCCGCTGACGTCACGCTGGCCGGTATCTCGTCGGGCGCGGGGCTCACGGTCGGTGGGCGCGCCTACGTCGTCCGCGATGTACTGCAGCAGGACGACGGGGTTTTTGTTCACCTTACCCTCAGTTACTAAGGAGCCAATATGGCCAAGCAATACCGCATCAAGCCGGGCGCGTCTTTTCGCGACGGTGACACCGTGAAGACTGGCGGCGACCTGATCGAGCTGGATCTCGACATGGCGCGCCTGCATCGCGACAAGGTCGAGGAAGTCGAGCTGCCCGAGGTCGAGCCCGTGCAGACGTCTGCACAGGCCCCTGATTCCGAGGGCTGACCGTGACCACCCTGCGCGAGCAAATCACGGCGCAGACGGTGGCGGCGCTTACGAACACCACGCCGGCCGGCGCTAACGTATTCCGCTCCCGGGAGGTCAGCATCACCCGGGAAATGACGCCGGCCATCGTGGTGATGCCCGAGTCCCTGCAGACCTCTCGTATGGGGCAGGGCACCGACCGGCACGAGCTGGTGCTCGTGCTGGAGATATTCGTCCGTGGTGACCCGTGGGACTCCATCGCCGATACCACGGCCGAGGTCGCGCACCGCGTGATGATGAAGGACCCGACCATCCGCGTGTATGCCCTCGACGTCCGCCGTGTCAGTGCGGACTACGAGGCGCAGGAGGCTGACCGCACCGCCGGCACGCTCTCGGCGCGCTACGCCATTACCTTTCTGACCCGGTCCGATGACCTGGCCAGCCAACCCGCTTAAAGGACACCTCCATGTCTCAATTCGCTTTCGGTTCGGGCAACCTGTGGGCTTACCAGACGCAGGACGCCAACGGCAACACCATTGCCAACCTCACGCCGCTGAAGTTCGGCGAGGTGCAGGACGTCGGTATCGACATTTCCCGCGACATCAAGCTGCTTTACGGCCAGCTTCAGCTGCCGGCGGCGGTCGGTGGCGGCAAGATGAAAATCGACCTCAAGGCCAAGTTCGCCCGGATCTCCGGCCGGATCTTCTCCGATCTGTTTTTCGGCCAGACCCTGACTGCCGGCACGCTCACGGGAGTGCAGAACGACACGACCGGCGTCAACATTCCGGCCAGTCCGTATCAGATCATCGTGACGCCGCCCAGCTCGGGCACTTTCGCCCGCGACCTGGGCATCGTAGACGCCAACGGCCTGCCGTTCGTTCGCGTGGCCACTGCGCCCGCTACCGGGCAGTACAGCGTCACGGCCGGCGGGCAATACACCTTTTCCGTGGCGGATACGGTCAAGCAGGTGTTCATTTCCTACGCTTACACCGCGGCCAGCGCCACCGCCAAAAAGATGGATCTGGTCAGCCTCCCCATGGGCTACGTGCCGACCTTCGGCATGGACCTGTCGGTGACCTTCGGCGGCAAGCAAATGAACTGGCGCTTTCCCAATTGCGTGGCGGCGAAGCTGTCCGTCGATCCGAAGCAGGACGACTTCACGCAGGCGGGTCTGGATATCGCCGTCTTCGCGGATGCGGCCGGCAACGTCGGCACCATCGTGACTTCGGAGTAATCGGCCATGGCACTTATTCAGGGCATTCCCTTTCCGGGTCGCGAGGACTGGATCATCCCGCCGCTTTCCCTTGGCGCGCTCGAAGTCCTGCAGGAGCGTATCGGCAAGTTGCAGGCCGGGGCCACCGACCCCGAGAGCATCAAGACGATTGTCGACGCGACCCATTCCGCCCTCAAGCGCAACTATCCCGACCTGTCCCGGGCCGAGGTTGCCGAGGCGGTGGATCTCGGCAACATGGTCGAGGTGATCCAATCGGTGATGGACGTCGCCGGAGTCAGGCGCGCCGAGCTTGCCGAAAAAAAAGCGGCGGCGGTGACGAGCCCCTGAACTGGCGCCGCATTTACGCCCACGTCTGCGCCAATACCGGGTGGACGTGGGATTACGTGCGGGAGCATGTGGATCTGCCGACCCTCGACGCTTTGAACGACGAGTGGCGGCGGCACCCGCCAGTGCATCACCTTGTCGCCGCCTACCTCGATTACGAGCCGTCGCAGCAGGCCGGCGCGCCCATGACGGCCGAGAAGGAACACCAGCTCGCGTCCCTCATGCATGGCATGCCGACCGTGAGCGGCCCCGCGTTCGCGCTCGATACCAGCGCATGGGACGCCAGCCAGAAAAAGGACCCCGACCATGGGTGACGCAAACAAGCAAATCGGCTATGAGATCACGGCCGAAAACGGGCAATTTGTCCGGGCCATGGAGGGCGCCGCAAGCGTCACCCAGCAGGCCACGGCCAATATCAAGGGGCACCTGGAGGGGGTCGGAAAGGCCTTCGACGTGGTGCAGAAGCAGCTCCTGGTGCTGGCTGCGGTGGTCGCGGGCGGCGCTTTCTTCAAGGATGCCATCGCCGAATCGCAGAAGCTTATCGGCGAGACGATGAACCTCTCGAAGCGTCTCGGCATGACGGCCGAGGATGCGTCGGCCCTGAATACGGCCCTTGGGGATATCGGATCGGATTCTGACACCTATATCGGCGCGTTCGACAAGTTCGCCAAGCAGCTGCGCACCAACGAGGACGGCCTGAAGGCCATGGGCCTGCAGACGCGAGACGCGAGCGGTCACCTCCGCGACAGCAATACGCTGTTTCAGGAGGCCGTCGCGGTGGTCGGCACGTATAAGCCGGGCCTCGATCAGACGACCGCCGCGCAGACGCTATTCGGCAAGGGCGTCGAGGACGTCATGAAGCTCCAGAAGCTGAACAATCAGGTGCTGGAGGATGCCCGGAAGAAGAACGAGGAACTCGGGCTCGTTGTGACGAAGGAGGGCGTCGAGGCTTCCAAGGCCTACAAGATGGCGATGAACGACGTCGGCGACGTCCTCCTCGCGGTAAAGAACGTGATCGGTCAGGCGGTAATGCCGATCTTCGCCGAGCTGGGCAACCTCTTCGCCGAGGCCGGCCCTCAGTTTGTGGCGATCTTTCGCGGTGCGCTCACCGCGCTGACGCTGGTCTTCCGGGGTCTGCAGGCGACCGTCAAGACTGTGGCGGCGGGGGTCTTCGAGTTCATCGGCCAGACGGTGGATCAGCTCGGGCATTTGTCGGAGCTGATGGGGGCGCTCATGTCCGGCGACTTCAAGGGCGCCGCCGATGCTTGGGACCGCATGAAGGCCCGGTATGCGCAGGGTATCCGCAACGTCGTGAACGCGGGCCGTGAGGCCTTCTCGGACGCCTCCGATGCGTGGGGCGGTGACATGGGGCGGATCTGGGGCAAGGGGACGGCCGTGGCGGCGCCGAAGGGTGGCGGCAAGACCATGGGCGAGTTCGGAAAGGACGGCGGAAAGAAGGGCAAGACCGAGGACCGCATGGGCCAGTGGGAGGCCGAACTCTCGGAGCAGAAGCTCGCGATCTCCGAGCGGGCTCGTGCCGAGGGCGCATTCCGCCAGATGAGCAAGCAGGAGGAGCTGGCCTACTGGCAGGAGATCCTGAGCCGGGGCGGGCTGACGCACAAGGAACTCCTGGCCGTGCGGAAGAAGGTCGCCGAGGACGGCCTGGCTATCGACAAGCAGGCATTCGAGACGCGGATGGAGGACCTCAAGGCCGAGCGGGATCAGGCCGGCCAGAACTTCGCCGAGCGCAGTCGGCTGGCGGCGCAGTCCTACGCCGAGACGGTGAGCAAGTACGGCGAGCAAAGCAAGGAGGCCAAGAAGGCTTACGCCGAGATCCTCGCCGAGCATCGGGCGTTCATTGCACAGGCCCGGGTGTTGGAGGACAGCGCCGCCGAGGCTCGTCGCGAGAAGGCGGCGGCCGGCATCGAGCTGGAGCGGATCGCCCTGCAGGAGCGTGTCTCGCTCGGCGACGTGACGCGGGCCGAGGCGCTGCAGGCCGAGCAGCAGTTCGAGCAGCGCCTGTATG